AATCATGGGCGAGAATGACGGTATAGTTGGGTTCATCTTCGACAACGACATCCGGAGAATACTGTCCACCCATTACAGCACCCTCCATGCAAGCCCTGTATCCGGCTTCCATTGCTTCGGCGAGGATGGGATAATCCTTACGGATGCTTTCAAACACCGCATTCATATCTGTACCAGACGATTTCATAAGGTTAAACCTCGTTAAATTCTTTACAGCAGCAGTTTATAGCAAATAGTGGCTGGGTTCTGTCCCAAAACTCGTTCATTCGAGCCGGCAAAGTATATAAATCTATCGGAAAATCCTGCAGGAAAATAAAATATGAATTCTTCAATCGATATGTTTGACTTGCCCACCGAAAGCGAACTCGGCGAGGTAATCCTGGAAGCCTCCAAGAAGGCAAAGAAAGAAGGTGGTTTCGACGAAGAGACCATGTTCCCGTTCTGGAAACCGCAGGGTGGCCCCCATGCCATCCAGGTCAGCAACAAGAGCGGTGTGGTAAAGCCGAAGGTTGACTTCGTTGCTTCCGAAACCAGCATCGATGCTGCTTGGGAAAAGTTCCTCGGTAGCGACAAGGCCAAGGCCAAGACTGCCAAGCCTGTCACCGAAGTTGATAACTTCGGCAGTGTTGTCCTCGACAGCTTCGCACAGAAGCCTTCCACCGACAAGCTCGTTGGCTCCATCAAGGCCCTGAAGAAGACTACGGTCAAGGAAATGTCCGGCAAGGTGACCCATACCGTGGAAGAACTCGGTATCGGCAAGGTCGTCGAGAAGTCCAATGCGGCAAGCCCGAAGAAGGACAACACCGGCGCCGTGAAGCCGAAGGCCGCCATGGGCAAGCAGAACATCCCCGACATCTTCAAGGAAAAACCGAAGATGGTCGATGTCAGCGGCACCGTGACTACGCTCAATTCCTATGACGCCAAGTTGAAGGCAACCCCGAACGACGTGACCGTGTCCAGCAAGGCCGACAAGCCGGGCAAGGACAACACCGGTGCCGTGAAGCCCAAGGAAGCTCTCGGCAAGCAGCGTGTCCCGTCAAAGGACATGGGCAAGTAATCCGCTATGGCAAGGCACGTCTTTGACAGGAGACTTTCCAGGAGCCCCGCGCCCGTGCACGGGGGGTTCTGGCGTCTGCGCATAGGTCCGATACCTGTGTCCTGGGAAGACGAGGCCCATGATGCCGAGTTCACCACGGTACCCCATACCGCACCCCCGCCGGAAATCACCAACGCCCTGATACAGAAATACAACTGTCCGGGCCTGAGCATCAAGTATGCACCCGAAGGTCATTACAAGTTCGTTACCAACATTCCTATCCAGGAAGACAACGAATACGAGAAGACCTTCCAGGTCACGATGCTCTGTGACAACTGGTACGAGAACTGGTGGGCATTCCATAGGTACATGGATACCGTAATGAGTGGACGCACCGGGGGATTTCCTGAGCAGGATCCGGAACACCGCATCTACGGGTTGGACCGGACATACAGGAACCGTCTGACATTCATCCCGTACATCGAGATGCACGCCGCGGACGACTGCGCCCAGGAACACATGATAGTGAGGTTCGAGAGGTGCCGGCTTACCGACCTGGGCGACCTGCAGCCCCAGTTGCGGGGAGTTGACCCCCTCCCGTTCTCTATCACGGTCAAGTACGAGATTAAGCGCATTATCCGTCTCCCTGACCCGAACAACCTCATGAGCGCAATTTGCGTATCGACCAGTAACAACAGCTACACCGACGGACAGACAGGTTAAACATGGCAACACCAGTACCGGGCAAAACTTACCAAACTGGCCAGGACGTGGCCAATACCGGCGTGAAGGAACGCGGGGTTATTGGTCGTAAGCTGGTGGATTTCTACCAGACTGCGCGTGGCCATCTGCCCAACCGGTACGAGGTGTATCTCTACGGGCCGTATGTCGAGGAAGCACTGCGCGTCATGGACCGCAACTCCTTCGCCGACAAGTACCAGATGACCGATGTGAAGGTGTTCCCGAATACACTGGACTACTACAAGAAGAACCAGTTCGATGACTGGTTCGCCCACTCGTGGGATGACAAGGAAAAGACGCTCTGCATGCGCTGGAACGCCAAGAGTATCGACATTCCGGGTGCCAAGGCCAAGACGCAGTGGTTCATGATGGACTCCATCAAGTCGATGGAATATCCGGTGATTACCGCGAACGACCGACCGACCGCATTGAACCTGACCGTCCTCGATGACAGCTACATGATGTGGTTCCAGTTCTTCAACGCACTGTACAACGTGCAGTTCAGCCCGCTTGTACTGAAACCGCGTAGCACCCTGCAGAAATTCAACCTGTATGTCAACATGTACTACGAGGCAATTACGATGGGCCGTTCGCATGACAAGCGAACCTTCACTAACAGCCGCACCGATGCGGATCCATGTATAACCGACGTGGATGTTGGGCAGATGTTTGAATTCAACTCATGCGTTCTGAAAAATGCACCGCAAGCAAAACTGGCTTACGACGACACGAACCAATATACATTCCAGGTTTCCATGGAATACCCGAACTCCTTCCAGGGTTCCTTCAAGAAGAAGTTCCGCTACCTCCGCGACAATACCACGAAGGGTGTCGATGCAGGCAACGCCATGATTAAACAGGCCACTGAAAGTTCTCCTTACGGCGAATACAACAAGGCGTTCTATGAAGCCGGTTATACCACATGGCAGGGCACCAAGAGCTCGTACCTGTTCGAGACCTATAACCCGAACGATTACAAGACGTACATGAAGACCCATCCGACCGCGTTCAACTCGGCGGACAAGTACAACTACGATATGCACGATGCCTACAAGAAGTAGGAACGGCTAATCACGGGGAGAGTCGAAGAAATCCAGGCCGAGCGGTTGCTTGGCCATTTCTTCATTTATGTGTTTCAGCGCATCGCCGGAATCGTCACCGTCACACGAATTGCTTGCATACGGATTGCAGCCCCGCGAATTGTACATCACGGCATTGTTGCACCCGGTTGGGAGCATGAAGATTGTCACCCTTGCACACCAGGCGCATAAGGACAATACCTTACCATACCCAAACGGCCTGGAATTATCAAGTCGCGGAAGCGGACCCGGATAATCGAAGTACATTTGGGCGAACCTGTTCATGCGGTCAATCGCCGCACGGTTCATGGCAAAGTTACCAACAGAAACCCCATACCCGTTCGTCAAGACGGACGAATTTTGGATGATCGTCCCGTTGGTATTGAAAAGGTTCAGACGCTTTGCGGCACCAACCTCACGATAATCTTTCCAGTGGGTATCCGAGTGCAATATGCGGCCACAAGTAATCAACGGGAACAGATGGGTTTCCAGTTGTTCAACATGGGACTGGATAGTAGCATCCTGCGGAGCACATCCATTTCCAAGGAACACGATGTTGTCGCACCCGGAATCCATCAGGCTAATGATGCCTGCATTCAACTGCTGTGCAAGGTCTCCCGGCATCAGGGGATTTGCAATGAAAATCTTGTACCCGTCATACTTGGCAGGATCAATGAAACCATCGTATGCAAAGATTCCGGTCGTCATTTGATAAGGGTCTCCATCCGCTGGCTGAGAATGAGTTCCTTGTCACCGAACTGCCTAATCAAGTTCATGTACGTGTCGTACATCTTGATGTTGGTCTTGGTGGACGGAATTTCCGTCAGGCCTTCATCATACAAGGTTTCGACAACTTCGGACATGAACCTCTTGGCCTTCCCGTTGAATACGGAAACTGCCCAGCAGGTCGAAAGCGGCGTGTAGAACAGGCCATCGCCGGCAAATTCAAGTTCAGGAGGAACCTTCATCTTGATTACCGAGAAACGCTGGCGTTCGAACCTACCACCAACATAGTCCACGAACTGGTCAACACGGTTATCCATGATGATTGTGTGTCCGGGGTACTGGTTATTCTTGATGATTTCGCCGGCTTCCTTCAAGGTAATGCGCCGGCACCCAATGCCGAAACGCTTCAAGATGCGGTTGCAAAGTTCACGATAGGAAATGTTGGGCTTGCAGAAATACTCGTTGTAGTCATCCTTCCCAATGTATTCCAGAGGGAATTCATACTTGTAGCCCTGCATCGACATCTTGGAAACCTGTACACCGCGCCACCTGGTGATGCCCATTGCCTTGACAAACGTATCAAGGAACTTAGACGGCATCGCCGCTTTCATGGCAGTGACAATCTTGGTAGGCGGGAGGGACAGGTCGGCCATGCACTTGTTGATTTCCGGATCCTTCATCCCCTCGACGCATTCGGCCCATTCATTCGCATCGTCAAATGACTTCTTGGACAACGGGAACTGGATTACCCCGTTGCGGCGGTTGGTAATCTTCACGCCATCAAATGGCAAATACAGGTACCTCGGGTTGACATATTCCTCAAACGTTACGCTTCCACCAAGCAATTCAGAAATGACATCCGCATACCGGCTGCTGATGCAATCACCGTATGTGTCAAGCGGGTCACCAAGTACAGACGTGGCCAGGAGCGTAACTTCGGCACCCGGCGTGGTTGACCGACGGACGGCCTCTAGGATGGCATCCAGAGAATAGCCTATAATTGTAATCTGTTGCCTCATAGTATCTTTGCATCCTCCTGCAAGTAAGGCAGAATGTACTTGTCAAGCCATTCCGCTTCCGGGAAGTCAAACAGCATGTCGATAATCTTCCCATCACCATCGGTGAATATGTGCATCGGTAATTTCGTAAACCCGAAATCGTTGTAAATCATGTTGGTATGGGGCTCATCCTCGACCACCATGCGAACCCCGCGCACCGGGTCATTGAGCAGCCCATACTTGTGGAACCAGCCATACATTTCGTCAAGGGAATGCTTGCATACCTTGCAGTTCGCCATTCCGTCATAGAAGCTGAATACCCACATGATTACACGCTGGTTGGCGTTGCAATCGGCATACACCTCGTTACCAAAGTCAACGAGGCGCCGACTGAGTGGCTTGTATATCCCGTCGATTTCGGGAGTTTCGGGACAGCACTTCGCCATTAGTATTTCTTCCCGCAGCTACCGTGGATAACCTTGGAGATGAAATCCAGGGCTTCAACACCCTGCTGGCACTTGTTCAGGAGACCCTTGAAGGCATCCCGCCAGCGCTTGGCTTCCGCTTCCAGTTCAATGATTTGCTTGTTCTTGTCGGCAATAACATTGTCGTACTTGGCGCTTGCACGCTTCATGCCGGCCTCGATGCCGTCCTGAATGCCCATCTTGACGCATTCGCGGAACGGGAGATATTCAGGAAGATCCCAGTTGCGGCGATACACCTCGTCAATGGTGTCCACCAGGGTCGCATCGAACTTGCGGTTCACGCCGCTTGTAGCATGGTCATTCTTGGTGTACATGTTATCAACGGTAAGCGACACAAGGCCGTCATCAGCCGGGTTTACCGCAATGGTTTCCACTCCGGAGGCCTGGCCTACCGACAACCCATTGTCCACAGCCGGTTTAGCGTGGATAAACCACACAGCATCTTCTCGTTCATTACACATGGTATTTCCTCTCTTTACAGAGAGAAAACTACATCAAACGCCCTTGTCGGGGCTGAATAGACCCATTGTATTGCTTTCATTCAGGATTAGCCAGTTCACCCCGTGCTGCTGGCACCATTTTTCGGCAGCTTCCCACTTGGCGTAATTGGTGGCCACGTCCATGCTCTTGCGCTGGTAGGCCAGGTTTCGCTTCTGGTAATTGGCGATCTGCTTGGCGGTAGCGCCCTCGACCACCGGCTTCGGGGCCTGCGGCATGACCGAATAGGCCACCGGTTTCACCTCGATAAGCCACTTTTCCCTGGTACCGTCGGCATACTGGCACTCGACATAGACATCGGGCTTGTATATCGACTGCTTCATCTGGACCGGAGAGAAGTAGGATATGGCAAATGGCTCATACCCCCACTTGGTAACAAACGGGTTATGGTCGCAGAAAATGAACACTTTCCGTTCCCAGTCGGACTTATAATTTACGGGAAGTTGTTCAACCTGTCCGGCACCCTTACAGAATGGACAGGCGACCCCATGGATATTCCCGGCACCCTTGCACTTGGGGCACTCTACCCATTCGCGGGCTTCCTGGAACATGTACTTGTCAAGGTTGTCCACGTAGTAGAAATCATTGTGGCACCCGGTGTAGTATGACTTCTTGGCCATGGCTACACCGCCTTTGCATACATTCTCGCGTAGTAATCAGACAGCGATTCGGTCTTTCCGGACGGTTCCCAGGTAGTGGCCAGCAGAACCTCGACCCTTTGCTGGTTGTAGTCGTTTTCCGGCTTATAGTTGGGTGGGCGTTCATCCGTATCGATTTCAAGCGGGAGACGACGGCGTGGGCCAGGCAGGTACGCGCTGCGCACCGGGGCTCTCTTGTAAGACTCGGTCAGTTCATCGGAGTATTTCTGGAGCTTGTCCATGCCACCGTCACTGAACTCCTTGACGGCCTTGAACCTCAGGTACTGGTACCACTTCTCGTTGTAGTAGTCGTCGCCGTTCTTCATTCCCTGTACGATGGAACCCGCAACCTTGATC